TTTAACACAAAATCAATTTGATGCATTAGTTGCTTGGATTTATAATTTAGGGCCAACTAACTTTAAAGCATCTACATTGCTTAATGTTTTAAACGCTGGCGAATATGAAAATGTACCAGAACAAATAAAAAGATGGAATAAAGCTGGAGGAAAAGTCTTGGATGGTTTGATCCGTAGACGAAAAGCAGAAGCCTTATTGTTTGAAGGCAAAGAATGGGAAAATGTATAAATGCCATATGTTAAAAGAATTTTTAAACCAGGGATAAACAGAGAAGGCACAGCTTACGATAATGAAGATGGCTGGTTTGATTGTAATCTTGTAAGATTTAGAAATGGTCATGTAGAAAAAATAGGTGGCTGGGAAAAATTAAGTGACGACACTTATTTAGGAACAAGCAGAGCATTACATAATTGGATGAGTCTTGGTAGTAACCTTTATTTAGGACTAGGCACTACATTCAAATATTATATAAAAGATGGCACAGTATACAATGATATAACGCCTATACGTGCTACCACTACCAATGGTATTGTATTTGCTGCTACTAATGGTTCTTCTACTATTACAGCAACAGATAATGCGCATGGCGCGGTTACTGGTGATTTTGTCACTTTAGCTGGCGCAGCTAGTTTAGGTGGATTAATTACTGCTGCGGTTTTAAACCAAGAATATCAAATAGCCAGTGTGCCTACAGTTGATACCTATACTTTTGTAGCCACAGCTACAGCAAATGGAAGTGATACAGGTAATGGCGGTAGTGGCGTTGATGGTGTTTACCAAATAAATGTAGGATTAAATGTTTACGTTCCTTCCGCTGGTTGGGGTGCAGGTACATGGGGTTCTAGTACATTTGGCTCAACTAATGCTTTAACAGCTACTGGACAACTTCGACTCTGGACACACGATAATTTCGGAGAGAATCTGATTATAAATCCTCGTGGTGGTGGTCTTTATCGTTGGGTGCAAGATGACGGCACTAGCACTAGAGCCGTTGAATTATCAAGTATAACTGGAGCTAATTTAGTACCAACATTTGCTTTACAGGTTATTACTTCTGAAATTGATCGACATTTAATTGTATTAGGCGCTGATCCAATTTCAGGCAGTTCTAGAAGTGGCGCAATAGATCCAATGTTAATTGCGTTTTCTGACCAAGAAAATGAACTTGAATTTGAACCGATTATTTCTAATACAGCAGGGTCTTTACGCTTATCTAGTGGTTCGCAAATTGTAGGTGCAGTTAAATCAAGACAAGAAATTGTTATTTTTACTGATACTTCGGTATACAGTATGCAATTTGTTGGACCGCCTTTAACATTTGCGGTAAATCTTATTAATGAAGCTACAGGATTAATAGGTCCAAAGGCAGCAGTAACTGCTGATAGTGGTATTTACTTTATGAGTTATGGCAGTTTTTATCTTTATAACGGTACAGTAGAAAAATTACCTTGTTCCGTACAAAGCTATGTATTCTCTGATTTAAATAATGGTCAAGCGTATAAGATACATGGATTTAGTAACAGCGAAAATAATGAAATAGGTTGGTTTTATCCTTCGGCTTCTGCAAGCGAAATAGATCGGTATGTTATTTATAATACTCAAGAAAAAATTTGGTATTACGGTCAGTTAGAAAGAACTTCTTGGCTAGATTCAGGCGTTGTTAGTTATCCGCAAGCAACCAAAGATAACTATTTATATCAACATGAAATAGGTTATGACGATGATGGCACTGCCATGACTAATGTTTTTGTTGAATCTAGTGACTTTGATTTAGATGATGGCGACAGATTTACGTCTATTTCTTCTGTAATACCTGATATAAGATTTTTACAGGACAACAATGATGGTTCTGTCAACATAGTAACTAAAACTAGAAACTATCCTGGACAATCATTAACGACTAGAGCTACCTCAGAAATAACATCGTCTACTACTAAAGCCAACATAAGAGCTAGAGGCCGTCAGGCTGTATTGCGTGTTGAATCAAATGACGATCAATCAGGTGCTGGTAATTTATCTTTGGGTTGGCGTTTAGGAGCAACCAGAATTGATGTAAAAACTGATGGCAGAAGATGAGCAAATTATTACAAACAAGACTTCCAGTTGAGTCAAATGAATTTGCAAGAAAAGAAATTTTCAATCGTTTAGTTAGAATACTAGAAATTAACTTAGGTTCATTTGATCCTAACTCAACACCTCAATTCAACGATCAAGAAATCAGCACTTTAGCTTTTCAACAAGGTGATGTAATATGGAATACATCTATTGGTGTTTTACAAGTCTACACTGGCAACCGATGGATACAGCTTCATACTCCAACAAGTCCACAGGGGTATGAACTGCAAGCCTCAATAGGCTCTGTTTCTATTCAGACGAATGGGAATGTTACCGTAAATATTTCAAGTTCATCCGAAGGATGGAATATAGAAAGATGGTATTCATAGGTATATTAAATGAAAAATATAATGCAGAAAATAAATAGGAAAAAAAATGGCTAGTCTTTGGGGTAGTGTAGGTAAAGCAATATCAAAAGTTTTTGGAAACCCAGCAGTAAAAAATGCAGTAATAACTGCAGCAGTAACCAAAGTTGCAGGTGGATCTGATAAAGAAATAGCAGCCGCAGCTTTAGGTAGTTATGCTTCTGGTAAATATGGTATGCCATCTTCAACGGGGACACCACCAACGGGGACACCACCACCTATTGATCCATCATTTTTAGAAGCACAAAAAGGCATCATGGCTGGTATTAAAGAATTTGATAGATTGATAGAACAAGCTGATATGGCTGGAGATCCAGCTTTGGCAAATGAATATGGAAAACAAAAAGGAGCTTTACAAAAACAACTTTCAGATATAAACAATCAAATAACTACTGCAGCATCTGCACCAACCACTACAGGTGGCATCCCTAGTGCAAGTGGAACACCAGCTTTTATAAAAACTATTGGTGATTACTTAGGTTTTGGCGGCGGCAGTGGTTTAGAAGATGCTTATGGTAAAGATAGTTCTTTTCAAAAACCATTAGCAGAAGGATTGCCTTCACTATCTAAATTAGCTTTGCCTGCATTTTTAGGTAAATTAGCTTACGATTCTGCTAAAAAGAAAGTAGGCGGTTTAGCTGATACCCCACAAGTATCAATGGATTCTTTAGGCAGATACCAATTAGCTAATGCGCTTGGTACTGGTGGTACTAGAGAAGAGTTTGGATTAAGTCCAGCACCAGTATCTCTTGACTTTGACGCAATGAATCAACCAGTAGCTGCCGCAGGCGGTGGCCTTATCTCTAGACAATATTTTAAAAAAGGCGGTATAGCCGAACTAGACATGCGTAAAGGTGGTGAATCAGAAGGTCCTGGAACTGGAACTTCAGACGATATACCTGCTATGTTATCCGATGGTGAATTTGTAATGACGGCTGCTGCTACAAAAGGCGCAGGCGCATATGATTTGAATAAAACCAAAAAAGGTATAGAATTAATCAAAACAACAAATTCAGATAGAGAGCGCGGTGTTACTAACATGCGTGAACTAATGAACATATTTGAGGCAGTCTAATGGCACAACGTAGTCCTGGTAAAGTTAGAGGTAAGGGTAGAGTTAGAGAGCCACGCCCAGTATTTAAACAACCACAACCTATGCCAGTAGCACCACAACCTATGCCAGTAGCACCACAACCTATGCCAGTACAAAATTTTGGACCTAATATAGGACCGCAAAAAACTTTGCAACCACCAAAGCGTGGCGGTGGAGATCGTAGAGGTGGACAACCTATAAGACCACAACCTATGCCAGTAGCACCACAACAAGGTGGCGGTATGTTTAACCTTGGAAGTGGAGTAATGGATCAGATAGGAAGTGCATTGCCAGTCAATAATGTTAATCCACAAGTAGGTATGGGTATGCCAAGTCCACCACAAATAGGTAATCTAAACCCACCACAACAAGGTGGCGGGCAACCAATTACTGATATGATGGTAAAACCACCTTACACTGGTGCTGGTAACGTATCAGATCCAAACTACATTAGCAGTATTTTACAAAATCAAACTGGAATGGATGCAACCACTAAACAATTGTTATTTGGTTTAGATGGACAAGGTGGATTTATACCCGGTGCTATGCAAGCTGCTGAAAGCACTTTCTATAACCCAGATGGTACGCCTAGAGTTGCAGATCAAACAGTATCTGGATTTAATCAAGATCAATTAAATGCTATGCAAATGGTGAGAGATCAAACTGGGATTCAAGATAGATTTTTATCTGGCGCTGAAGGCGCTTTTCAATCTGGTTTAGGCACATTACAATCTGGCAGAGAAGATTTATCTGGTCGTTTAGGTGAGTCTGAAGATTTACTTAGACAGACAACTGGTGCTTATGACCCAAGAATGAGTGATAACTATTTCAATCAATTTGAAGATGACGTTGTTCAGCAAACCATAAAAGATTTGCGTGATTCAGGCACACAACAAGAAATTGGACAAACTGCTGGAAATATTGGCAGAAGTGGCGAATCAGCGTTTGGTTCCAGAGCTAATCTAGGTTCAATGGATAGAGAAAGTGCCAGAGAACGTGGTTTGTTTGAAGCAATATCTGGTATAAGAAGTGGCGGTTTAGATAGAGCTAGACAATTAGGTCGCTCTGATTTTTCTAACTTAAACCAAGCAAGAAGATCAGCTGCCGCTGGCTTAGGTGGATTTGCTGCTAATCGTTTTGGTGCTGACCAAACATTAGGTAGTGCATATACTGGCTTTGGCTCTGGTTTAGCTGGCTTAGGTGGAATGCAACAACGTGCTGGAGCATTTGATATTAATCAATTGTTAGGTTCAGGTGGTCAACAACAACAACTATCACAAGCACAAATAGAGGCTGCAAGAGCTAATCAAATAGCTAGAAACCAAGCGCCACTAAATCAATATAATGCATTAGCACCATTTATAAACATGGCTCCAAGCGGAACTTTCCAAACAAGTACGCAGTTCTCACCACAACCAAGTGCATTACAGGCTGGGTTAGGCACTGGACTATCTGCTTTTGGTGCGTTAGGTAATTATTTCAATCAAAGAAAAGCATAAAATGACTATTACTAGAGCGCAAATTCCTTCTCAAATTGATCCATTTGATGCTGGCGGTGATGTTACGTCACCTAGTACAATGACTTATTCACCAGAACTAGAAGAAGAAATTAAAATGATGTTGCAGCAAAAAATTGCTGACGAACAAGCAAATGATCCTGAATTTCAACTTGGAAAAAGTTTAGGAGCAGCTAAAGATTACGATACAAATAAACAAAAGTATAAAGAAAGATTAGATGCAGTTGCACCAACTGCAAGAGACAGCAGAAATATTTATGATTTAGCCTCATCACTTGGAGCTGGTTTACTATCTACACCCAATACAGGTCCAGCTTCAGCGTTTAAAGGACTAGGCGTTGGATTTACTGAATATTCAAAAAGAATAAAACAAGAAGATGCTATTAATAATCAACAAAAACAACAAGTAGCAATGCAAGCAGCTCAAATGGCAATGCAAGATGAAAAGACAGCTGATAATTATTTGCGTGAATATGGATTCAAACAGTTATCAGCTCAGAACAAAGATTTAAAAACCATAGATTTAGAGTGGACTGATCCAGAATCAGGAGAGGTAAGACAAGGAACGCTACCTTTATCTGGAGCATTTGCACAAACCATTTTGAATAATCCTAATGTATATAATGCCAGACCTATTCCAAAATCAGCTTTAGTAAATATTGAAGGTAATAATAACCAAGGTGATGGCATGAAAAAATACATGGAAGGTATTGGTTCAAATATATCAAACCTAGAAGGTGAATGGAATACAGCAGCAGATGCTGGAGCAGTTACCATTGACCAAGTAAATTCAGCCTTAGCATCAGCTAATGAATTAACTCAAAACGGAGAAGATATTAGTAAATTTGGTTTAATGAGTCTTTATACTATGGGTATAAAAAGTTTTTTAACCAGTGTTGGCATGGGTGGATTAATCAACCAATCAGATTTAGCTAATCAAGCAAATATAAACCAGATTGGAGTTGGCTTTGCAATGGGATTAGTAGGTCAAACAAAAGGTGCTATTTCTAACAAAGAGATGGATTTATTTTTGAAAGCTACCCCAAATTTAGGTCAAACATATGAATCTTTTTTAAAAATGACAGGCTATTTAAAAAAAATAGCACAAAGAAATCAACAGTTAAACATTTCTTGGAAAGAAAAAAGAACTGAATTATTATCTCAAAAAGATATTTCAGTAGCTAAAATAGACGCAGCATTGGCATCACACAAAGCAGAATTTTTAGAAGAAAATCCATTGTTTGAAGGTGGCGATGGGGGTTATCGTGACGATAAAAGTTTAGCTTGGAACAAAGAAAATATGGATAAAAATAGTGAAGCCTATAAATTTCTTATAGATAATGTTGATAACGATAGTATCAATACTTATAACACTGTATCTGG